CTCTCTTTGTGTAGCCTCAACCCAATCGTCTTGTGACATACCATTAATATGAAAGGTAACAGTAGGTGATGATGGTGCAAGTATAATGTTTTCACCTTTTGTATTCCACCCTTTAAATTCTATATCTATACCTTTATGTTCTAGTTCTGTAACTCTTGTATGTTCTGCTGGTACTAATCCTCTAATGGTATGAATACCACCTTTGACTATTCTAAAATATGTTTTATCATAATCAACAATCTTAGGTTCAGGATAACGGACAATTTGTTCTGACAAATAACCTGTGTCAACATACCACCATTCTTCTCCACTTTCAACACATTGGCGTATCTCAGGTATATTTTTACCTGCTAATCCCCAAAAGAAATGAATTGGTTTATCTTCATCTTTCCAACCTTTCTCTATTGCTGGCCAAATTAGATGTGATAAACATTTATCCCAAGCTATTTTATGTGTAATAATCATTGTGTTATATCTATAATCTCTTTTGCTACGCCTGTTATTATTTCTTGTTCTGTAAATTGTGCTGTCAATAAACTACCAATCAATTTTCTAACTTCGGCTCTAGTAGGATAATGAGGGTTTTCTATTTCAGATAAATCAGTTTTTGCAATTGGTAAAGCACAAGAATATTCTGAACAAAAAACAGGCACACCATATCTTAATGCGTCAAGTATAGCTGTAGATTGATATGTAATCACACAATAAGATTCTTTTATTTGTTGTTCAAGTGGTATTGGTGCTACTTGGCCAATTTCTGGTTTTTTACGAACAACAATTTCTCTATCTGTATATTTTTTAATTTCGTTTACCGTTTTTTTAATCCAATCATCTTCAGTACCTAAATTATAATAAGTACAAATAAATTGTGTTGGTGGTAAAATTAAAACTTTATCACCTTTTTTTCTATCAACATTAATATCAATATTAGATGTTTGTAAAAATCTATTAATTCTTTCTATTAATTCAGGTGATTTATTATAATCTAAAAGTTTTGTTAATTGTTCACCATTTTTTGTAATACGATAAAATCTTTGTTTGAATATGGGGTCTGCTCTATGTGCATTTGCTTTGTAAAAATAAGCATGGTCAAAATAATAATAATTAATATTGTTTTGTTCAGCAGCTCTTATAATATCAGCTGTGCCTCTTAAATTACCAAAAACAACTGGTTCGCCAGGTTCTTTTTCATTTAACCAATCTTTTAATGTCCAATCATACCAAGCTGTTTTGCCGTATCTATTACCTTCAACATCTTTATATTGGTGCCATTTACCGCCCGCTTGTGTAACAAACGGTTCCATAAAGGGAGTGAATATTCTTCTTGTTCCAAACCCGTAAAGCATTATAAATTAACTTTATTTGATTCATGGTAATCATTAAACCAATCTATGGTATAATCACAACCTTTATATTGTTCAAAGTAAGGACCCCCTTCAGTAAAGTGTACATTCTTTACATCATCTTTATATTCGTATTCACCAACTAACCAGTTCCATTCTAAAGGTAAACTGCCAATTAAGTCATCACTTTCTAACCACTTAAATTGATGTAGTTCTAAACCTGTGGCTGAATTAACATAGTCTGGTGTTAATGCACTACACTTAGCACAATTCATTAACATAAAACTAGACCAATTCTTTTTTTCATACTTTGTCTGTACTTGACCTAAAAACTTCTTTTCGTGTTTAGGTACATAATCGTGTTTACAAACTTGTACTGCATACTTGTCATCTCTTAATCGCCATAGTTCTGCAATATCGGTCATCATTAACATATCACAATCCATAAACAAAGCCCAACCTCTATAATTCATAAGGTGTGGAATAATAAATCTACTAAAACTAAATTCAGTAGATGATAAGTTATTTCTTTCTCTTACAAAGTCATCTTTAATATTAGGTAAATAGATAGGTGTAATAGCAACAGGTTTAGTGCTTCTCTTTAAAATACTATATGATAAAGTATTAAAAGCAACCTTTTCGTTGCTGTCGTATCCTATAAAGACATTAATCATTATACTCTCGCTTCTGGACTTCTTAATAGTTTTTTTCTCTTAGGTCCTTTTATATGGTCGTACACAGTCCCTAGTACAGACCTGGCCTGAACATGACCTGGTTTTCCGTCACCAATATTATGATTTTTTACACCATTACTTTCAAATGCTTTTCGTACATGGTCCCAAATATAACTGTCATGTTTTTCTTTTAGTTGATAGATTTCATCACTATCATACATTCTTTTCATTTCTCTAGCATAAGCCTTAGTGGATTTATGTTGCATATTAAAGTATAAGAATCCACATTCACTATAATTATTACCTCTACCCAAATAGGTCATCATACAATCACTTTTATGTATATTTTTTGTCAACCATTCTATGTCGATTGGTTTATAAAATACACTATCTGCATCAATACAAATAACACCATCATAATCTTCGTTGTTAATTAATTGGTCTGTATAAGCATAAACTTTATAACAAAATCTAACTGCATCTTGTAAGAAACCATCAGGATTATCTACAACAGGTTTATCTTTATTTCTATTTACAAATTCTTCACAACTAGGCACTTCATCAAAGGTACTTCTCACCACAATTCTTTGATTAGGTATATCTAACATATCTTCACTATACACAATCAAATCAAATGGCCAATTATAAGTTTCGAAAAACTTATGTCCATACTGTTTGTATAACTTTTTGTTTAATGTTGTTACAACTGCAATATTCATTTTTTAAATACCGTATCTTTTTTATGTTTGCCCACCTCTTTATAACCAATATCTTCCAATAATTTTACACAATGTTTTTTAATTAATATTTCTTCATCTGTTCTTATTGGCAATTCTAATGATAATGTAGGACTAAACTTATTTAAAAATTCTAACGCACCCATTAAAAATTGATATTCATGGCCTTGTATATCTACCTTTATCAAATCTACAGTATCAAAATCATTAATATAATTATCCAACATTTTAATATCTATATGTTCAACTTGATTACTTGCACTTTCAAAACCTTCAACTAAAGACCCGCCACCTGAGTTTTCTATACCTTTATATAAAGGAACATTCTCACCTTGTTTATCAGATAAACCTACTTGTTCTAAATGCCAGTTATCATAGGCTGCCATATTTCTTCTATAACAATCTGATATATCATAAACAGGTTCAAATGCCCAAACCTTTTTAAATTTTCTACAAAAATCTTTTGACCAGAAACCTACATTAGCCCCCACATCAATTGCTATATCAAACTTATCTACAAATTCTAAAACATAATCTCTATGTGATTGTTGATATGTAAATTCACCATTGACTTCTTTTAACATAGACTCAAAGTGTGTGTCATAATCTGGTAGATACCACCCTTTAACTATTTTTAATTTCATCTTGGTATTTCTCCATGAGGTATATGTAGTTCAGTTCTTATTTTACTTTTCATTTCTTTGTCTTTAATTAAATATCCTTCTATATGTGTATATCCGTTTTCTCTAGCCCAATAAACTCTTTTATTACCTGTTTGTACATATAGACCAGGTTTAACTTCACCATTAGCATATAAGTGATGAGGTTTTTTAGGCTTACCGTTTGTTTCTTGTTTGATTATGTTTTGCACCCAAGATTCTGTATGTGGGGAAACTGTGATAGGATAAATCATGCCATGGTTTTCAAAAGAGGACCAATAATCAAATTCGTCCATTCTATTTTTTAACCATTCATCTGTTGGCATACACTTGATTTCTGTTAAATCAAATTCTTCTATAGTACCGTAGATGTTATCAGGATGTTGTTGTGCTCTTAATACTATTTTCATAACCAACTTTTTGTATAAAATAACTATCTGCAATATCTGAAATAGGATTACCTACTTTTTCTGTTTCAAATAATTTCTTCAAGTCAATATTTGTTTCTTTTACAAAGGCTTCATACATCATATCTTTGTCAGCATTGCCCTTACCTGTCGCACCCTTTTTAACAACACTAGGTACAACAGTTTCGTAAGGTATCTTTGATTCTTGTAATCTGTATTTAAGTATGCCACAGTTTTCGGCGATTTGAAAAATGCCTTGGCCTTTT